AGGGGTTAAAAGAGACAACACTTGTAAATCTTTTCCCAGTTTTAAACGAAAGAGAATTAACTTTAAATGAGATAATAGATGATGCTAAAAAGCAACAAGAAACCAGAGTAAATAGCAAGAAAAAACCTCTAAAGGTGTTAGACAACATCATCAATTCAGTAACAGATGGTGTTCAAGGAACTAGAATCTACGAAATAAATGAATTACTAGTAAACCTTAAAAGACCAATGTTAACAGAAGACGGAATTAGAGAGTTAGAACAATTGATTGACGGAACCCTAGACTCATCGGGGAGAGACCTAAAGAATGTTCTTATGTATATGGAAAGAGATGGGTTAGATAAGTCAATTGGTGATGTAAGATATCCAGAATATCTCATCCCTTTTAAAAAACTAATAGAAAGAGAAAAATTAATTTTTTAACATTTAAAAACTAAAAAAATGAGTGTAGAAACAGAAAAAACCGCTTACATAGCGAAAAAAATTGAAGAACAAAGATTTGAATTCGTTCTTTATATCAATGACCACATTATTTGTCAGAGATACTTTAACATTCGTGATTACAACGAAGAATCAGTAAAATCATACGAACTTAAAGAGTTGATGGATAATATCGCTGGTATGAATATCGGTCAGTACGGTGCTTTAGGGATTATTCCTAGATACTTACAAAAAAAGTCAAAAGAATATTTGTGGGATAACTACAATCCATACTTCGTTCAAAAAGATGATGAAGAAGCTGGAAAATCAATCTTTGATAAAATCGACAACTTTCAATTTGAAATTAAAATTGATAAAGTTAGTGTAGCAAAAAGCCAATTCTGTGGCAACTATTTCCCACCAAAAGTACGTTACGCTGTGGATGTTAGGGAAATTATACCTTCAATTATGTCTGAGATTAGACATTCATTGAGTCAAAAAAATTATACAGTAGTTGGTGCTTAATGGTAACCATTCTTATATTTATTATAACAACGTTTCTAAAATAAAAAAATGGCAAAAATAGACAAAAATAGTTTAGGGTACTTAGGGTACGATTATCAATTACGATTAATAGTACAAATTCTAACAGATAGAAAATTTGCTAATTCAATAATTGATATAGTTGACCCAAATTATTTTGAGGACCCTTATCTAAGAGTTGTTGCTGCTACTATAAAAGATGCTAAAGTTAAAGATGATATTATCCCAGATGTTGGAAGTCTTGAATTTAGATTATTAGAAGATGTAACTGATGACATGCAAAGAAAGTATGTCATCAGTCAACTTCGAAAAATACAAGAAGCTGACTTGAACGATACACTTAAAGTTCAAGACATTGCTATGAAATTTTGTAAGCAACAAGAATTGAGAAAATCAGTTAACGAGATTACAAAGATTATCAATAAAGGAAACATCGATGATTATGAACAATGTGAAGCTATATTAAGAAAAGCTTTAGAGCATGGTGATAACAAAGATGATGGAATGGATGTTTTTGATAATATCGATACTGTATTAGAGGAAGACTTCAGAAAACCTATTAGAACTGGAATTAAAGGGTTGGATGACGTAATGGATGGTGGACTATCCAAAACAGAGTTGGCTACAATATTGGCACCATTTGGTGTTGGTAAGACAACTATGATGACAAAGATTGCCAATACTGCAATGAGTGATGGTTATAGAGTTTTACAAATATTTTTCGAGGATAACCCAAAAGTTATTCAAAGAAAACATTTATCATGTTGGTCTGGTTATGACTTAAATAGTTTATCTGCACATAAAGATGAATTGATTGAAATGACTAATGAAATGATGAGTGGTAAAGGAAGTTTGAAACTTAAAAAGTTTTCAAGTGATGGTACTACGATTCCAGTTATTAGACAATATATCAGAAAGTTAATTGCTCAAGGTTGGAAACCAGATATTATCTTATTAGATTACATTGATTGTGTTGAACCATCACGAAAATTTGATGACGTAAATGCTGGTGAAGGTAGTGTAATGAGACAATTCGAAACTATGTTAGCTGAATTAGATATCGCTGGATGGACTGCTATCCAAGGTAATAGAAGTTCAATCAAAGCTGATGTAGTAGAGGCAGACCAAATGGGCGGTTCTATCAAAAAAGCACAAATTGCACACTTTGTGGTATCTATCGCAAAAACACTAGACCAAAAAGAAGCTGGAACAGCAACAATGGCTATTCTTAAATCTCGTTTTGGTAAATCTGGTTTAATATTCGAAGATATCAAATTTGACAATGGTACAATTCAAATCGATATGGGTCAAAGCACTGGTGCTAGAACACATAGCGAGCACAAACAAGTGAAAGGTGTCAACGAACAACAAAGAGTAAATTCAGTGTTAGATGCAGCTAAACAACGAAATGCAGTATTGAATGCCTTGTCAGTTCCAAAAACAGAAGAATAATAATTAAAAAAAAACAAAAAAAATGTATTTAAAAGACAAGACATTAAAAAAAAGGTATTCCATTTTCCCAATCATACACAATGATTTATGGGAGATGTACAAAAAAGCTGAGGCACAAACATGGGTGGCTGAAGAACCAGATTTATCTAAAGATAGATTTGATGAATTAAAAGAAGAAGAAAAAATATACTTAAAAAATATATTGGCTTTCTTTGCAATTTCAGATGGTTTGGTAATTGATAATTTAGCAACAAATTTTTTAAATGAAGTTGAAATCCTAGAAGCACAATATTTCTATGGTCATCAAGCATTTATTGAACAAGTACACGCTAACGGTTACTCTTTATTGATTGAGACTTATATTAAGAACTTAACAGAAAGAGAAGAATTATTCAATTCAATGGAAACCAACCAAGCAGTAGCTAAAAAAGCAGCATGGGCTGAAAATTGGATTAGTCATCCATCATTTGGTCACAGACTTGTTGCTTTTGCTTGTGTAGAAGGAATATCTTTTGCTAGTGTCTTCTCTGGGGTTTTCTGGTATAGAAGTCGTAACAAAATGCCAGGTTTAGGTGCAATGAATGAATTAATTTTACGTGATGAAACTTTCCATTATGAATTTGCATTGAATTTGTATAAAAACTATTTAAAAGATGAATATAAGTTATCAAAAGATGAACTTAGAAACATTATAATTAGTTGTTATGAAGCAGAAAAATTATTTGTGGAAGAAAGTATGCCAGACGGATTACAAGGTCTTACAAAGCAAGATATGATTAAATATGTACAGTATGTTACTGATATCGTTTTGAATGACTTTGGTTGTAAAACCGAATTCAATACTAGAAACCCGTTAGAATACATGTCTAGAATTGGTTTATCATCTAAAAATAACTTCTTCGAAAAAAGAGAGGGTGAATATACTAGAGTTGAGATACCAACAACAATAGATGGAATGTTTAACGAAGATTTTTAATATAAATTAATATGAGAATAACAAAAAGAGATAAAACGACACAAGCGTTTACACCAAATAAGATTTTAGCTAGAATCAAAACACAAGCCAAAGGGTTAAAAGTTGATTCAGATATTTTATTCCAAGAGGTGATTCCTTTGATTAACGATAATATTACAACTACTGAGATTGATGAGATTATCGCTTTCAAAGCTGCTGATAAAATTATACAACATTTTGACTACTCTTTATTGGGTGGTCGAATTTTGTTATCTAGACAATCTAAATTAATTGGTAAAGAATTACAACCAGTTGATTTAACTTATGACTTCTTTGCAGCAACTACTTTTTTAACAAAGTATTCAATCAAAGATGAAAATAAAACTCCAACTGAATTACCATCATGTATGTACAATCGTGTTGCTGGTTATTTACATGATGACAACCAAGAAGATTATGTTGAGTTGATGGAAGAAATCACAACCAAAAAAGCAAACTTTGCTACACCGACTTATACAAATGCTGGTGTACCAGAAAGAAATGGTATGATTTCATGTAACTTGACACACTTGGAAGATGATTCATTTGAAGGAATCGAAAATACGCTTACTAAGATATCTTCTGCATCTAAAGAAGGTTCTGGTATCGGATTACTAATTGACCCTCTTAGAAGTAAGGATAGTATTGTAGAATCGTTCAAAGGGAACGCTGGTGGTGTTGTAAGATTAGCTGATATGGTACAAGCTAAAATGAGATTCTATAAACAAGGTTCTCGTTCTGGAAGTTGTGCGTTATACTTATCAGTATGGCACAGAGATATTTTTGATTTCTTAGATTTAACTTTGCCAATTGGTGATGAGCAATTAAGAACTAGAGATTTATTTACTTCTGTAGTTATCAATGACTTGTTCATGGAAAAACTACAAAACAATGAAGATTGGTATTTGTTCTGCCCTAATGATATCAAAAAAGCTGGGTTAACACCACTTTATGAATTACATGGAGAAGCATTTGAAGCTGAATATTATAAAGCTGTTGAATTAGGGTTAGGTAAAAAAGTTAATCCAAAAGACATCTTCGATTCACTTATCAAATCACAAGTAGAAAGTGGTAAACCATATGTTATGTTCAAAGATAATGCGAACAAACGCAACATGCAAAGAAACATTGGGATTATCAAACAATCTAATTTATGTATTGAGATATTCCAAGCATCTAGACCTAAATATACACCACAATGTACGTTAGCATCAATCAATTTAGCTGAACAAACTTCATTGGAATCAATTGCTAAAACAACCAAAATTTTGGTTAAAGCGTTAAATAAAGTTGTTGATAAAAACAAATGGTCTGACGATTGGAGTGAAGCTGCTGGTATGGACCAAAGAGCTTTGGCTATTGGTGTTGCTGGTATGGCTGATTTCTTTGCTAAAAGAAAAATTTCTTATGAAAGTGAAGAAGCTAAACAATGGAACAAAGATATAACTGAAACGATGTATAAAGCATTTGTTGAAGAATCAATGAGATTAGCAATTAAAACTGGTAAAAACTATCCATCATGGGAAGATAGTCCATATTCAAAAGGTGAAACTTATATTGAAGGTTGGTCACCACTTCCAGAAGGACAACCAATTCCAATGTTAAACAGTTTAGGTTTAGGATTCATGCCAACAGCATCATCTGCAATCTTATTGAGTGTATTTGAATCATTTGAACCAGCAACTGCTAACTTATTTACAAGACGTGTAGGTCAAGGAGAATTTTTAGTTGTAAACAAATATTTGGTGAATGAATTGATTTCATTGAATTTATGGTCATCAGAGATTATCGATAAACTTATCGCTAACCAAGGTAGTGTTCAAAATATTGTTGAGATACCAGAAGACGTTAGATACAGATACAAAGATGTTTGGGAAATCCCTCAAAGAGTATTGTTAGATTTAGCAATTATCAGAAACAAATTTGTTGACCAATCACAGTCATTGAATTTGTATCACTCTGATGCTAAATACGGTAAGATTGCTAGTGCACTTATGTATGCATGGAAAGGTGGGTTGAAAACTGGTGTTTATTACACTAGAACTAAATCTAAATTAGAAGCAAATTCTAAATTAGCATCTAACCAAATTACACAAAATGTTGAGAAACCAAAAGACAGTCAATTTGAGTGTTTTGGGTGTTCAGCTTAAAATAAAACAAACATTTAAAAAAGAGGGGCCTATATGGTCCCTTTTTTTTATTTCCCATATTTACTTATAAAAATCTTTTAGTATTATATTTATCTAATAAAGAAAGTTATGGCAAATGGAACGTATATAAATATAAATTACCCCAAATTAACAATATATGGTTTGGTTTCAGAGGATGAACCAAACAATATAAAATATGTTGGTGTAACGAGGCGAAACCCATTATATAGGTTAAGTAATCATATTTACGAAGCTAAAAATTTTAGTGATAAAAATAATAAAACAAGGTGGATTTCATCTATAAACTATAAGGTAAAACAAATAATTATAGATGAAATTGATGATGATAATTGTGTTATTTTTTGGGAGAAATATTGGATTAATCAGATTAAAGCGTGGGGTTTTAATTTAACCAATTCAAACAATGGTGGTGGTGGTTTAAATAAAAGGGATGAATCTTTTTCAGAATGGTTAGCTAATAGAAATAAAGGTAATAAATATAATGTAGGTAAAAAACATACTGAAGAAGCAAAAAATAAAATGAGTTTAAAAAAAATTGGTAAGGTTTCACCTAGAAAAGGGTGTGTTGTTACTGAAGAAACTAAAGAAAAACAATCTTTAGCTAAAATTGGTAAAATTAGTAACGCTAAAGGTTTTAAACATAGTGAAGACACTAAAAATAAAAAAAGAAAACCAGTTTATCAATTAGATTTAGATGGTAATATAATAAAAGAATGGCTTGGTGCTAGAGAAGCTAGTAAAAGTTTAGGTATCCAAGAAAGTAAAATAACATCAGTTTGTAGAGGAAACAGAATAACAACTGGTGGTTTTAAATGGAAATACATGAACTTATGTCAAAATATATCAATATAAACTACCCCTTCAAAGATAGTGCAAAAGGGTTTTTCTTAGATTTAACCGAACAAGACAATCAAGCTATAAAAGCTGACCTTTTACATTTAATTTTAACTAGAAGAGGTCAAAGATTATACAACCCAGATTTTGGTACAGATTTATTAAGATTTATCTTTGAACCAAATGATGCGTTGACTCAAGAAGGTATAATCGATGAAATAAGAACAGTTGTAAAAAGGTTCTTACCTAAATTAAAATTAGATGAAATAATAATTGCTGAAGCAGAAGAAAGTGAATACGCAGCAGTTGTAACAATTAGTTACACAATAACAGATGATGTTTTTTCAACATCAGATATGATAGTAGTAAAATTATAAATATGGCAAATGTAAATTATACATCAAGAAACTTCGCTGACATTAGAACCGATTTGGTTAATTATGTTAAACAATATTACCCAGACATTTTTAATGACTTTAATGACGCATCAGTAGGTATGATGCTTTTAGAGTTAAATGCGGCTGTTGGTGACATGATATCATACAATACTGATAGAATGTTTGCTGAGACGCAAATAGATTACGCACAAGAGAGAAAATCAATACTTTCTATGGCTAGAACTTTTGGATTAAAAATTCCAGGTAAAAGAGCCAGTGCAACAATTGTCGATTTAAGTGTTACACTTCCAGTGTTTGGTGATACGTTTGATGTATCATATGCACCAATCATTAAAGCTGGTTCTCAAGTATCTGGTGCTGGTAAAGTTTTTGAATTAAACGGTGATGTTGATTTTTCTAGCCCTTTTACTATTAGTGGTATTCCAAATCGTTTGATTATACCTAATTTTAATGCCAACGGTACTTTGATTAATTATACAATTACCAAAAGAGAAATGGTTACAAACGGGTTTAGTAAAATTCTAAAAAGAGTAATAAATACTAGTGACTCTAGACCGTTTTTAGAAGTAATTTTACCAGATGATGATGTTTTAGAAGTTGATTCAATTATCACACTTCAAGGTACAACATATGATGGAGTACCAAGTTTAGATGAATTCTTAAAATTTGATAATAGATGGTATGAAGTTGATGCTTTGGCTGAAGATAAAGTGTTTATTGAAGATTATACACGTGTCAGTGATAACTCTGGTATGAGACCAGGAAAATGGGTATCAGTCAATAGAAGATTCATAAGAGAATACACAGATTTAGGTTTTACAAAATTAACATTTGGTGCTGGTACTCAAGATATAGCTAGTTTAAGTGAATTTGATACAAATCCAGCTCTGGTTAATCAAATTGGTAATTTCATAAATAACATGGCATTAGGTGTTGTTCCAACACCAAATACAACAATGTTTATTAGATATAAAGTAGGTGGTGGTGCAACTTCAAATTTAGGACCTAACGTAATCAAAGGGTTAGGTATTATAAATATGACTGTTAATGG